ATTGTATCTGCCTGTTGTGGTACCAACAAATGTTGGTACAATTGGGCCCTTTTAAAGGGCTCCACGAGTTGTATGTTATTTGAACTTACAACCCATCTTGTCTCCTTTCCAAGGAGATCAAATCTACCTAAGGTAGTATAAGAGTGCCGATCTAATTCGGTACTCACATTCAACAATAGTCGAATGCGTGGGTAATCAACATATATTAGTTCCTTACCCTGTCGGAGGCGAACCATGTTCGCATCGGAGTGCCTTTGTGGCACTAGGCATGCTTCTTCGCAGAAGAACATGCCTCTACTAGTCACGTATGTGTCTAGTTCTGAGACTTTAAAACCAAGCCTCTGAAGCTCCCCGGTATACCGTTGGAGCTTGTCCTTGGAATTATCCAAGGCAACAATATCATCTCCTACTTGGGATGATAATTGTGGGGAGACAATTCTCCTCACATAGTCCTGAGCTAAGGTCAGGATAATTTTGGTCATGGGGTCTCCCATGAACCATCCGCGGGTCTTCTTTCCGATGATCCGCATTCCGAGGAGGTTTCCCTCCCCGTCTTTGTCATTTTCGACAAGATAACGCTCACCTATGTAGAGCGTCTTCGCCAGGACTGCAAGTCCCAGCGGAAAGTGAGTCACACTTGATGACTTCACAATGAGTGCCTGCCATATTTGGCGGGCCACAGTGGGGTTACCGTAATCGGTAGCCTCTTCAAGGTCTGAACAATATGCCCAGACCTTTCCTCCTTGAAGGAGGTCACCCCAAATTGGATTTTGGGGGTGGAGATCCTCAGCAAGGAGGCTCCATAAGTGTCTTGATCCTGTCAAGCCACTCCGGAGATTTTTCGTCCGGATAATCTTCTGCCATAAGTGGCCGAAGACATACATGATAACCATGTATGCATAAGAGGCGACGGTAATTACCCGCGCCTTACCCGGTTCACAAACTGTGTGAACCCGAACAGCCCGAGTTTGAATCGGGTTGTGAAGGGCCATTTGTATAGCCCAATTGACCACGTCAAGGGAACTTCTGACTGGTCGTGGAGAGGGAATTTTAAATTCCCTCATCTCTTCCTTGTATATCCAAGGAAAGTTTCGAGGAAAATTATATCCTCGTGGTGAGTAGGAAATATCCTGCTCCATTAGGGCAAAGAGTTCCTTTGCCTTAGTCTCATCGTCACAAGTTGGACGGTGAATATGCTCGTCGATATCGTCGGGCCATCTAAAATCGCATCCCATGCGATTTTGTTTAACAACGGACAAAAGTTCGTTGTAATCGACTGACTTAGTCAGCCGACTTTCTGTCCTACAGATCTCTGTAGGCTCTAATGTTTCGAGATCATATTCGAAACGAAGACAATCTGTCTGTGACAGATGTTTAAGGAGGCCAGTTTGGCCTTCGGTTTGCCTGGTACTTTCCAGGCAAGAGGTCGGTCCGCAGGAGACCTTTGCCCTGAACCCAGCTGTGTTCATGGCAAATCCTACACATTTGTATAGGTGTATTGGGTCCATATAAATGGACTCATAGTTCGATGTCACAGTTGACATGAACTTGATGAGCGACTCAGTCGCCATCTTATGGTCTGCGAGACCTACGTTC